CGGCTTGGTGCCCAGCGTGAATTCGCCGGTGAATCCTGCGGCCTGCCCAACGGTCCACGTTTCGCCAAACCCGGTGGCGGTCGCGCTCGGGAATAGCACAACGCCCTTTCCCGTTTCGGTTGCTTCCGGCGGCAAACGGATTTCCAAAATCCGCGGTTGTTGGTCATTGACTGCGCGCATGAACTCAATAAATCCCTCTTTCGCGTAGTCCTGAAACCCGGTAACGCTTACGGTGCCCGCTTGCGGCTCGCCCGCGATTTGCGCCGTTGGGTCGCACGTTGTGCCCACGCTAATGGCCTGCGCGGCTTGCTGTGCGTATTCAATCGACGCCACGCAAAACTCCACCATATCGGCTTCGTAATTCGTGACGGTGCCGGTTGTCGCGGCAGCGGTTTCGCCGCTTGCATCCGATCCAACCAACGCAAATTGATTGGACGCGGGAGAGCCCACGGTAAAGGCGCGGCCATCCAACGATTTCATGCCGGTGCCGTTTACCTCCACCAAATCACCAGCCTTGAATTTCGCAAAATCGGATGCCGATACAGTGACCTTGGACGGCTTCGCGTTGGTGAACGCCGTTGCGGTCACGGGCGCCGGGCTGCTTCCGGGCTTCTGTTGCAGCCAGACGGTCAAGCCCTTGGTAGAAAATGCAGCCATGGCGGCTTTCCTCTCATGGTTGGGTTACGTCGGGCGCGTTATCAAAAACGCGCCAACTCTGCGTCACCAACCAACCGCGCAAATCAGGGTCGAATTCCTCCGACTCCGTTTCTAATTGTGGTTGCTCGCTGCACGTCGCCAACAACAAGCGTGCCGCGTTTGCCTGTGCGCGCGATTCTTCGGCGCCGCGCGCTACATGCTTAACCTCTACCGTCACAAAGCAACAATCGTAAACGCCGCATATATCGGTCAGGTATTCAGCGGTTGCACGCTGCAACACCAACACCGGCAATGCGGTTGGTTGCTTCTCGTCGTCCTGCTCAACGTAGCCATATGACTTGTGGGCACGCACCAACAGCGGGTCCGTGCTCGCTTCCAATATCGCCAGCATGCGCGCTTCAACGCTCATAGCGGAAACTTCTCTTTTTCAATCCGCTTCGCCATCGTGTCGCGGATTTTTTCGACAACTTGCACTGCGGTTGCATCCAACGCGGGGCCAATGTAATGACGGCCCGCGATGCGCCCGCCACCGCTATGGTTCCAGCCGTATTCAATCAAGTGCGCATGCGGCGCCTTGTTTTTATAGATGCCTTTCCCCCAGCGCCCGGACTGGCCGCGCGCGACCACGTTCAACCGATACAGGTCCGGCAAGCCACGCGGGATATATGCGCGACCAACCTTTATTGCCTTGGGGATGCGTCCATAAACTTTGTATTTGCGGCCGGTGGAATCGCGCACGATGCCTTGGCGGCCAAGCCCCAACGCGCGCGCATTGCTCGCCGCGCGCGGGCGCACAACGCGGCCACCGGCCTGCATCGCGGCGCGAATGATTTTGCCCACCACGCGGTCACTGCCAAACGCGGCCAGATTGCGCGCCAGTTGCGGCAAGCCAGTAACGTGAATCTCAGCCATCGGATGCCCCCGACACGCAAGCCAGCGTTAGCAGGGTGCGTTTGTCATCAAACAAAACGCCGGTTATGGCGTACACAATCCCGCGCCGTACATCGACGGCGCGCGCGCGTGCGGTCACGTTCATGGCGCGCGGGTGGTAACGCATGCGGATGCGCACCAAGTCGGTGGCTTCCTCGCGCGTGCCGGTGAAGTATTCGCGCGCATTGCCGGTGTCGATTTGCGCGGCGGCTTCCCACAACGGCAGCCACGCGCGCACGGGTGCGCCCAACGCATCCTTGCCGGTAACGCAGTCGTCAATTCGCACGCGGTCATGCAGTGGGCCAATGCGCATGGCTCAAATCCTCGGGGACCAAAACGGGCCCCATGCGCGGTTGAGCCAGTCGGGCACTTCCGACATTCCGCGTTCCGTTGCGCTTTCGCGGTTTTCCCAAAGGAATAGCGAATAGCGCAAAATCAAATCGACCAACTCAAAGCCCAGCACTTCCATTGTCACATCCGTTGACAATTCGGCAACGTCACCAACCTGCACGGTGGAGCCGTCAATGCCTTGCAGGTAAATCTGCCCAAACGTTGAATAATCCAAGTCGCCAACAAGCCGGAACGATCCGCTGCCGGGGTTGGCAAGCGTCATTGAAAAGCCAGTGACGCCACGCAAGGGCAACGGCAGGAAGCCCCACGAAATTGCGGGCGTTCCGTTGCAACAACACAAACGGTTTTCCGGTGCATTCGGCGGCGCATCGGCGTGCATTGCTACATCGCGCGGTTCCCAGCGCCATGTTTGCGTGGCTATCAGGATTCCGCATTGCCGTTCAAGCAATCCGATGGTGCGCGCCAGTACCAATTCGATTGCGTTGTCGTCGTCGTCGTGGTCAATGCGCGCCCACGCCTTGAACGCCACCATCATTTCCTGCGCCAAGTCGCGCGGGAGATATGTCAAACGTCGGAGGCTCATCGCGGCACCCTCACCACAACCATTGGCAGCGGCAACGTGCGCACGTCGCCATTGGTCAACAACACAACCAATTCATCCCCGGCAATCGACAAATCCTCAATCCCGACGCCAGCGGGGCCGCGTGGTCCGGGTTCGCCGGGCTTGCCACGGCCGCCCTTGCCACCGCGCTTGGTCAACACGGCCCAGCCATCGCCGGGCAGCGTGTCGGATGCGCCGGGCGATTTACGCACCCACGCATCGCCACCCGCGCCTATCACCACATCACCCGCCGCGTATTCCTTGCCGCGTTCCCATGCGCCTGCAAACTGCATTCCTTGTCCGGGCGCGCCGGGCTCGCCATGAAACACAACGGGTTCCCATGGCGTGCCTTCATCGCCCGGAATTTCGTAGGTGTCGGCCAGTGCATGCGCCATGGCCCAGCCCAGCGGATGCGTTGCCGGTAGCCAGACAAATTCACCGGCCTTATAGATTTCGCCAACGGTCCATGGGCGCGCTTGTGCAAGCGTTCCTGCGGGCCCCTGCGGCCCGCGCTTGCCGCGCGCGCCCGGTGCCCCATCGCGCACGCGCGACGCGCTCTCAAGCACGCGCAGCGCCCTTTCGTGCAGGTCGCGCATGGTGGCTTCCACTTCGCCGCGCTGCACGGCCAACGCATCGGCAACCAGCTTGCCGGTTTGCTCTTTCGCCGCCGCGCTAATCCCGGCGGCAATGTCACCCATGGCTAGCTCAATCTCCGCGATGCGGTCACGCACCGGGCGCAGGCGGTCATCTATCGCGCGACCAATCGCGCGCGTCATGGCATCGCGTTCGGAGTCGGTTATGGCTTTCATTGCACGGCCGTCCTGCGGAAACTGGCAATCCACTTTTCCTCGGTCGCGCTGGCATCGTCCGGCGGTTCCCCGTCATCGGCGGCGGGTGGTGCGGCGGGTGGTGCAACGGATGGCGGCGCGGGCGCATGTTGGTGCGCGGGCTCGTCCCAATAACTCAGCGGGACCACTTGTTGTTGCATGCGCGGCTCGTCGCCAGACGGAACGCTCGGCAAGCCTTCGGCGTTGCGGCCTTCATTCGGCGTATAGATTCCGCCCTGCACGCCGCGCACCAATCCCTCTATCCGTTCCTTGAAATTGCTACGCAACAGCGCGGCGGTTTCAAATTCGCAATACTCGTTGGCGGGCAAGCCGAAGAATTGGTCTAGCGAAAGCTCCAAATGCTCCAGCAAGAAACCAAGCCCGGATGCAATCCAGAATTGCATCAGCACTTCCGTATTGCTGAACGTGGTGCCGGATTCGCCAATCAGCGGCAGCGGAATGCGCAGCACGCGCGCAATATCCGCGATGCTCAATTTGTAGAATTCGATTAGCTGCGAATCGGCGGCGGTCATTGAAAGCGGCGTCCATTTCAACCCTGCGGAAAGAATGGGCACGCCGCCGATATTCATGCCGGTGCTTTGCTCGTTCCATAGCCCGCGCAATTCCTCCACTTGCTTTTTCGTCAATACCAATTCCGTATTGAGCGTTCCGCTTGGGCGGCTCATGTTGGCGAAGAATCTTTGTTGCTGCGCGTTAATCGCATCGTTGGCGCCAATCGCCATGGCCGCCGCCGTTAGCGGCGTGTCACCCACCAACGGACTGCGCGGGGTATGCAAGCGCACGTGCCAAACGAAGCGCGCCGGGACAACGCGGGTTGCGTCGAACGGCCAGCCTTCACCCTCGCGTGGCGTCAGGTCGGTGGGCGCGATGGAATAAAAAACTTCCTGCGTTTCCGGGTCCACGTAGGGTTGGCACACGGTGGGCATCATCGGATGCAACGCAATGGGCTTGCCGTGTTCGTCCGTTTCCGCGATGGCGTAACAGTTGCCCCGGAAATACAGCGCGCGCACTTGGTTCAGGATGAAATCGCTACGCGTTTGGTAGGAATTCGGGCGAAACAAAATGCGCGCAAGCGCGGAATTTTCGATGCGTTCGCGGCCGCCATCTTCCAAGCGGCGCCAGTGGAAGCCCGGCAACATCGCAGCGGTTTGCGCGTATGCGGAAACGCCAGCTTCCACGGCCGCGCATTCGGGCGACATATTGCCCCGGTGTCCTTCCTGCCAATAATTCAGGTCAAAACACCACGGCAGATAACCGCTGTCCTGCGTCCAAATGCCGTCTGCCGTCGCGGGGCCGGGATACACCCACGACGGAAACGCGCGCGCCAGCGTGCGTTGCATGGCAACGCGCAAGCGCGTGGGCACGCGGCTTGCAGCGGGGACCATGGCGTTCATTGTTACCGGCTCCGCTTGCGGCGCCGCTGCGCGTCTTCATCGCGCGCGGGCGCGTCGTCGTCGTCGTCCGCATCGGCAGGCTTGCGCTTGCGCGTCTGCGGCTCCGGCTCCAGCGTGAGCGTTTGGTCATACGTGGTTGCGGCCTTGTTTTCCGCGACCAATTGCGCAGCCAACTTGTCCGGCACGTCCACAAAGCCTTGTTGGTTTTGCAGTGCAGGCACGCGGCGGAATACCCAAAGCATCATGGCGGTGGCCCTTTCGGCTGCGGCGGCGGCTGCTCGCCGCCGCCGTCATTGTCGGAAACCCTTACATGCACAAAGCAAAACAAAACGCATGTAGGTTGGGTGAGCGGCATAGACAATTGCTCGCGCGGGTCCACTACGCCGCTCGTGGTTACGCATCCGCCCAACGCAGCGCACAGCAGCAACAGCGGCAGCGCGCGCGCCTTCATCGGATTACTTCGTGTCGGCCTTGGGCGCCGGTTGCGCTGGCGGTTCGGTCGTGGGTTCGCAACTCCAATAGATCGGCAGTTGCGCGGCGCGCTCCGGGTAGAAAATCGGATGCGATACGTGCGGGCGATTCCATAGCCAAACAAGCGTGACCAGCACTAGGGCCGCGCATGCATACAAAAGAATTCGCATCCAATCGAGAATTGCGCCCCTGCGTTCGGCATCGCGTTGCGGATTGTCAGACATTGCGGCGTTACTCCTGCGGCTGCGGCAATCCTTGCTCCGGTTGCGGCAAATCGCCCGGCAACGTGTTATCCGGGTAGGGCTCCGATTCGTCGGGGTGCTGCGGCTTGTCCTGCGGCGGCTTGTCTTGCCCCGGCGGCGCGCCGTGCGGATGCTCGGGATGCGCGGGGTGCTGCGGTTTTTCGTCAGGCTTGGGCATTTCGTTTCTCCGGGTAGGTGGATGCGGCGCGGCGTTGCACCGCGTCGCATCCGGCACCGCTTACCAAGCAACGCCCGTAATTACGGACACCATGCCTGCGCGGCGCATGCCCCAGCTAAGGTCTTGGATCATGCGCACGCCAACGCTTGCGGTCTGCCACAGCGAACGCATGGGCGATGCAACAACCCCGGAACCCTGCGCGCCAGTCACCAGCGGCAGCGGCGCCGTGTCTTCCATGTGCAGGGTGGCAACGTCCGACACGTCGAACGCGGGCACGTCGCCCGTTGCGCTCGCAAAATCGGCGGCATCCACCAGCATGACAATATCGGAAGGCACGTTGTTGCTTACGATGAAGCTAAAGCCGATCAGCCTATTGGCGTTCAACTCGTCGCGGAACATGAAATCGCCGCTCGCGCTTGTCATCAAACCAAGCGCAGCAAGCCGCGCCGGATTCATCAGCCAAACCAAATTGCGGCCACCGCCTGCGGCAAGAATCGGAGTTAGCGCGGCCTTTAGGTCGGTCACGATATTGGCAAGCGTGGTGCCGCTCGACGGAGTGCCCGCAACGCCGTTGCGCAAACCTGCCGGGCGCACGCTGCTAGCCGCCACGTTATCCAGCAAGAATTTATCCAGCGCGGCCGCCGTGTCTTCCAGAATCATCGTGCGAATTAGCGATTCGATTTGCGGCGTGGAATGCATCGCCAGCTCGCGCGTGAACGTGGAAATCACGGCCAGCTTTTTGGGCGTCAACGTCAGCCCGGCAATGCTGCCTTGCTTGACCGGGATTGGCGCGCCTTCCCCGATCCAATCGCCCGCCATGGTGCCGGGCGTGCCGGAACGCGCGGGCACAATCACCTTCCCGGCGCGGCCGAAACTGAAACGGACACCTTGCGCGGATAGTGCGGCATAGACCGAAAGCGGCACCAGCGATTCCATGAAGTCCGCGATGGTCTGCCCGACCAACTCAGCGGCCCAACCAACGGTCACGCTATCGGCAGGCTTGCTTGCGGCCTTCATAAACGCTTCAAGCTCGGTATTGCCGGGATAAATGGCGTTGAGCACATCCGGCAATGAACGATGCTCCTTATGTGCATACAGTTGCGCGGTCAACGCCTTAAACAGCAAGTCACCTTTCACGGGTTCGCGCGGCGTGAGTGCAATCACGTGGGAACGTTGCTGCGGCTGCGCGATGCTCTGCGGCGTTGCAACGGTGGCACGCGTCGCCAGCGATTGCTCTGCGCGCTCCAGCACTTCCAGCGCGCGCGTTTCGATTTCGATTTGCGCCGACAATTCCTCGGCTTCCGCCGCGCGTTGTTCGTCTAATTCCTCGTTGTCCATCAGCACGGCCAGACGGTCTTTTAGATCGACAATGGCGGCCTTTTTGGCAGAGATTTTTTCGGAGAGTTTCATGGGAACGGCCCCGGATCGTGCAACACCAACAGGGGCGGCGGATGCGCCGACAGATTCCAAGGCGCGATGAACCGCGCGCGCAGCAATGGGACGCGGTTGCGCGTCGCGCTGCGGCACGGCATATGCCCGGACGGTAGTAATTGCGGCATCGCCATTCGCCGGAATGGTCACGGCGGAAAGCTCTAGCCATTCCCACGATTCAAAAATGCGGCCGGTCTTGCCGGTCTTGCTTTTCAATTCGCGGAAACCAATCGACAGATAACGCACCAACCCGGCCTTGATTTCCTGCCAATGTTGGTCAATCGCAGCGAGCACGCCCGGCTTGCAAAACTCGCAACGCACCTTGATTCCTTCGGGCGTCACCAGCGCAGCGGTTACGTTGCCCACCGGCTTGGTTGGGTCGTGTTGCCACAGCAACGGAATGGGCAATTGGAAAACCGCACCTTCGGGCAACACAACGTCGCCCATGCGGTCAATGCTCGGGGTGGTGGCGAGTCCTTCCAACACGCGCACGCCGTCGGCGCCTTCAAACGCCTTAACTTCCATGCGCAAATCTAGTTGGTGGTCCACCATTTTTGCCTTGGTGGGCAACGCAACAACGGCAGCCATGGTTTCGCGCTCGGGATTGGTTGCGCGAACGCTGCCCGGTTACTTGTTGACAGTGGTCAACACCCGCGCATGAAGCGCGGCGATCCGACAAACGGTGTCATGCGTGGGCACCCGGCCGCGTTCCCCGTTCGCAATGCGGGTAATAGCAGCGCGGCTTAGGCCGGTTTCGCGGGCGATGGCTGCGCGTGTCATCGGTGCAGACTGCACCACAGACAACATTGCGCGCAGGTTGACGCTCCCGGGTTTCATGGGGCGAATTGTCCGCAAAGCCTGGCCTAGTGCAAATGCAGTGATGCACGCGCATTCAACGCGTATGCACTGCGTAGCAAATGCAAAAAAAATCCCCGCCGATTGCGCAGCGGGGGTGCGAAGGTTGGCACGGGGAACGCAGCGCGAACATACGCCGCGCGCATGCGTCATGCAATCAGCGTTTCCAGCGACGCCACGCCGGTTGGTTGCGTCGCGCCGCGCATCGCCATGGCAAGTGCCACGGCCGGATCAATGCGGCGCGTGCGCAAACGCTTATCGAACTTGCGCGCGCCCGCATGGTCGCGGCTAATCGCAACGTTGGCGATGGACCAACGCAATATGGGGTGGTTGCCGTGGCGCAGTTGTTGGTTCAGCACGGCGGTTTCCAACGCATCTACCGCGCCGTTAAAGTCTTTGAAGCCTTGGCCCATTTGCACCAATGGCAACATGACGCCAATTTTTGCTAGGGCCAATTTCAATTCCTCAATTCGCCAGCGGTCGAATTGGATATTGGTTATTGGCACGCGCTCGCAAATCTCGGCCAGTCGCGTTGCCAAAATCGAATAATCCACCATGGAGCCGGGCATGGGCTCAATTAAACCCTCGCGCGTCCACACGTCATAGGGCGCGCGGTCAGTGCGCACGCGCTCCATTAGCGTGGCCTCTGGCGTCCATATGTGCATGCGCGCATGCCACACGCCTGCGCGATCCTGCGCGACCAACGCAAGCGCGGTTAGGTCATGGCGCGCGGACTAATCCAAGCCGCCATAAACCGGGCCAGTTTCAAAAACGGAATCGTCCACCGCGCCGCCGCATGCATCCCACAGCGCGGGTGGAATGAAATGCTCGGTAGCGCGCACGCGTTGGTTAAGAATGAAATTGCGGAACGCCGCTTGCCGCGATGGCAGGCGCATTGCTTCCTTGGCCTGCCGCTCTAGGTCGGCGCGATCACGCACGCCGTAACGCATGGCGGGGTTCGCGGCTTCCCAGCCCTTTGGGTCCATTACATCGCAGTCCTTCGGTGCGCAATGTAGGTGGCAAATCATCGACGGATCATCGCCGCGCAGCGCGTCATCTATCAAAATGCTTAGCAGGTCGTCATCGTTCGCGGCCTGCGTCGAAATGATGATTTCCAGCGAATCGGGATAGCTGCCCATGGCGGTTGTCAGCGCGTTAAACAACGCATCGTCCGGGCCTTCCACTTGGCCTAGCTCGTCGTGGATGCACAAGCGCACGCCAAAACCAACGGCGGTTGTCGATTCGGCGGCTATCGCGCGGTACATGGTGCCGAAACGCGGGCACAGAATTTCTTTTGCAGCGTCGCGGATCACGAAATGCTCAGCCAAACCGCTGGCCCGTATCATCTTTCGACAGTATTCAAACACCACGGCGGCTTGTTGGCGCGAACGCGCGGCGGAAACGATCAGCGAATTTTCCACCATCAATGGCCCAATCAGCGCGGCCAAAACGATGATTGCAACGGTGGCGGTCTTGGTATTGCGCCGGGCCACGCTCAGGATGGCGCGGCGCACGCCGCCGCGAAACGCATCCGTGATGAAGTCAACTTGAAACGGCATTAAATCCAATTGCGCGCCGACGTGCCCGCCCTCGGGAACGCGCAAGTTATGCGCGAATGCGATTACTTCGGCCGCAAGTTTCGACGGTCGGCCGCGTTTGCGCGCGCCGCGCGCACGGTTTGCGGGCGCGAGTTTCGGCAGCGTCATGCATCACGCCTTTTTGCGCTTGCTCGGCGGCTTCGGTTTTTCGTTCTGGACCGCGAAAAGCGCGCGCCAACCCTGTTGTTCGCCCGGCTGCGCGGTCTGCATGGTCGGATTGTTCGCCATGCTGCCGTGGATTTCGCGGTGGGTGCGCGTGCTTGGAAACATGCGCAAATCCTTTTGCAGACGGTGCAGCATTTGCATGGCGCAGCGCGCTTCAAAACGCACGGCAGGCGGAATTTTGGCGCCTGCACGGCGCCGCGCGTCCTGCCATTCGCCTAATTCGGCCTTGGCAACGTCATATGCCTGCACGGCATCCAGATAAAGCAACATCGCGCGCACGTCGGATGGCACGTAATAACCCGGTGGGAAACGTCCAAATTCCCTATCCCAAAGCTCGCGCATTTCCGGCGCCAAATCAGCCGGTGGTGCTAGCTGCACGTTCAATTTCCGTGCTGCGGGGTCGATTTGTGGCCTGCCCATGGCAATTTTCCTTGGATTGGAAACGTCGTGCGTTCCCCGTGCCAATCCAGAAATTTTGGAGCCCTAAACCCTTGGATTTTTTTAAAAAGGCGG